CGGGAACGGATTCAGGTTCTTCCGACCAAGCGCCAGAAAGCATCGGGCAAAAGGCGGTAGATGTCGTGAAAGGAGTCGGGAATTTCCTCTTCCCTATTGTTGGGGATGTTGGGGCAGACATTACTGGAAAGAGTACAAAGACCCCTCTTGAACAGCTCGGAGACTTAGGATTGAGTGCTCTGCCATTTATACCCGGCTTAGGCGAAGCAGGAGAGGCAGGGCGAGCAGGAGAAGCCACAGTTGAAGGTGGAGCTGATTTGGCTAAATCAGGGCTTCTGGACGCATTTAAAGCCTCACCAGTGGCAAAGGGAGCCGCCGTGGGCTATGGGGCAGGCGTAGCCTCAAATTTGAGCCAAGGACAGGGCTTTGGACAGTCATTCCTGCCAAATACCAATACCATTCTCGGAGCAGTGACGGGAGGAGCAATACCAGCGGCAATCAGTGGGGCTTCGTCTCTTGCCGATAAACTCTCTGGCATGAATCCCGGAATCAAAAATGAACTCGCCCGAATCGGTGCAGAAGGAAATCCTGCCGATAGCGCTCTCATGGAGAGTTACAATACTGCGGCCAAGACTCATGCGGCTCTTCCTACGCAGTCTCCATCCGTGGAAAACCTCGCGGCTTCAAATTTGGATGCGGCCGCAAATGAGATAAACAAAAAAACAGATGCCGCAGGAGCCGCAGTTGGAGCCGCAAAGCAGACCGCAAAGACTATTCCTCTCAATGACGCTTCGGGAGTCGCTCAAGATTTTGCCAAGACTGTCGCTGACCGATTCGGTCTCGACCTCACGAGCGATGTGCATGGAAATGTTACGGCTACTCCACAGGAAGGAAGTTTGAGAGTCATCAGCCCTGCCGACAAATCAAGACTTGAAACGATAGCGACCCAGATTAACAAATTAGGCTCGGGAGCGACTGTCTCGCAGGCTCGGGATGTCATTTCAAACATTGACGATGACCTCAATTTTGCAAAGGGTCAGTATGGCAAGAGCGTCAGTCCGATTGATGGATTCCTTTCAACTATTCGAAAGCAGTTGGATACTGTTACACGTGAAAGCCACCCTGCGCTCGCAGAAGCAAATGACCGATTGAGTGCTCTCAAGAACTTGCAAGGCTCGATTCGAGATATTGCCGGCAATAAATTACAACGTGGAGAGCTTCTGATGAAGCGTCTGTTCAGCGATAACAACGCCGATTCGATTTCTCTCTTCAATAAAATCAAACAGGAGACGGGAGTTGACCTAACCAAACACGCTATTTTTGCAAAAAATGCGATTGATAACTATGGAAGCGAGGCCGACAAATCGCTCCTTGCCCAGATGCTCGGAAATGCGACTCGGGAAGGCGGTCCTTCTTTGGTAGGAATTGCTCGAGATGCCGTTACAGGACTTGCCAAAAAGACATTCGCAAATCCAGAATCTATTGCTCGAGATTTGGTGGCAGGCAAAGGACCAAGCAAAATACCGGCAATTTTGACGAAAGCAGGCATTATCGGCTCGCAGGCAATCATTCCGAAAAAGGAATTGCCGGCATTAAATATCCCTTAAAACTATGCAAGGAGAACTCCGAAAAAAGATGGAGAAGCCGAACAAGAAAGGTGAAATTACAATCATCCGCCATGGTTCGACTGCTTCAAATAGCGAAGAAAAGATGCGAGGGTGGAATGATATTCCCCTCGATAAAAAAGGCGAGGGGCAGGCGGATAAGCTTGGCGAGAGTCTCAAAGGAAAAGGAATCGACTATCTCATCACTTCCGACCTGAAACGTGCAGTTCAGACAGCCCATCGTGTCTCTCAAAAATCGGATATTCCAGTAAAAGGAGAGAGTGCGTACTTTCGGACGTGGGATGTCGGGGATTTGGTCGGTCATCCCTCAAAAGATGTAGACCCAATCATCAAGCATTTTGCTGAAAAAACTCCCGATATACCGCTTCCTCATGGAGAGAGTTTCAATACGTTCAAGAATAGATTTTTGAAAGGAATTAACGAGCTCTCAAAAAAGTATCCAGATAAACATATCGGAATAGTCACGCATCATCAGGGGGAAAGAATATTCGATGCTTGGAAAAAGAAAGGAGAAAAAGACGATTTGTCAGTTGACCTCCCTACTTTCTTCAAGGATGGAATGGCTCCTGCGAAAGCGGTGAAAGAAACTGTCGAGAAAAAGTAGATTATTATTTAAATTCACGAGTTACCTATGGAAAAAAATCATTATAACGGAGTGCTTCCTGACCCGAATCCAGAAGCAGTGAAAGAAGGCTATCTCAAGCACGAAGAAATCTTCGGCGGTTTGGCCACAGTCACGCCTTTCCAATGGGAAGAAGAGCCTATTTATTTCCAAGCAGGATGCAAATGGCCTCAATATCCCATGCAGAATCAGAACACCACTTCTCAATGCGTTCGATATTCAACCGAACATGCGCTCGCAATTCAGCGAGTAGTTTTGGAAGGCAAACCTTTCGTTTTCAACTCTCCCGATTATGGTTATCGCCTTCGCTCCAATTATCCGAGTCCGGGAATGTTCTACGCCGACAATGCCCGAATTGAGACTACTATTGGAACGTGTTCTCTTTCGCTTTGTCCACAGGCTACAACGGAAGACGCTTCAAACGCTTTGGTCATCACTCCTGCCATGCAAAAAGACGCTCTCACTCGAAAAGTGGATGCCTTTTTCTTCCTAACAAATATTGATGATATGGCGTGGGCAATTAAGACTTTCGGCGCAATCATCACTTCGGTCGGAAGCAACTATGCGGAATATAATGACCATACGAATCCGAAAGCGGATATTCCTCTCTATAATGGGCAGGTAGTGACTTTTGGTCACTCGTTGGCGGGCAAATACGCTCATCTCTATCAGGGAGTAAAATCCATCATCATCGACGACTCATGCCATGAAGCAACGGATGTATGGGGAGGTCAGCGCCTTTTCACGGAAGATTTCCTTTCAAAGCGAATGAGCGGAGCAGGATATTTTCTCCAACTCGAATACAAGCCGATTCCTCTCGCTTCTCCATTCAAGCCTTTCACTGTTCCCCTAATGAAAGGAACGATGTCGAATGAAGATGTCGTTCAACTTCAAAATATTCTCAAAGTGGAAGGACTGTTCCCGAGCAATGTGCCGAGTTCGGGAAATTATCTGGAAATCACCAGACAGGCTGTTCTTTCTTGGCAAATGAAATATAATGTAGATACACCAGAGGCGCTCGATTCAAACAACGGAGTGGAATTTGGTCAGAAAAGCATTTTGGTCGCAAATGCACTTTATCAGCCAGAACAGCAATAAAATGAGTACAACTACAAGCGTCATTATCGGTCTCGTGATTACGTTTTTACTTGGAGGAATTCAAGCAATTTATCCGAGCCTTTCAGGACTTCCGATGGTTATATCGCAGGCGATAGTTTTGATACTTACCTACTTTGCACATCAGAACGCAGTTCAGGTGGCAGTGGGAAAGGCGAAAGCAGAAGTAATGTCAGCACAGCAAGTACAGGCAAAGGTCGGTTAAAATTATCAGTCACCTAAGAAATTCAAAATTCTATGTTGGACGACAGAACATTTCTCGAGTATATCGTGAAGCATCTCGTTGCGAATCCTGATGATGTTGAAGTCGAGCGCTCCGTTGATGAGATGGGAGTTCTCCTCACTCTCAAGGTCAATCCATCAGACATGGGAAAGGTCATCGGAAAAATGGGCAATACTGCCAAAGCTATTCGGACGCTTCTCCGTGTTGTTGGAATGAAAAAGAACGCTCGTGTGAATTTGAAAATCAATGACCCACGAGGCGGATATCAGGCGAGCGATGTCGATGAAGCCGTTGATTCATTCAAAGAAAGTGAATAAAGATTCACTACAAAAACGTCTCCTATTTGATGTAGGGGGCGTTTTTTGTTATTATAAGAATATGAAACGAAAAAGGTGTTCAGTTTGTAAAAATAGTTTTATTCCGACTGGAAGAAATCAAAAGTCATGCGGTATTTATTCTGATAAAAATTCATGCTCTTATGAATTCTCTAAATTGAGACGGAAAAGATATAAAAAATTGCATTCCGAGCAAGATGGAAATTCAATAAAAAAGAGACATTCTTTTCTCAAATCTTTCTTTGAACAGAATCCATGTTTTGATTGTAAAATGAGCGATATGAGGGTTTTAGAGTTTGACCATGTTAGAGGAAAAAAATTATTCAATATAATGTCTATGGTCAATAAGGGGTTAAAAAAATGGGAAGATATTTTGAAAGAGATAAAAAAATGCGATGTTGTATGTGCAAATTGTCACAGGATAAGAACAGTCAAAAGGGCGAATACATGGAGAAATAAAAAGTCCTCCTGATTTCATTCAGGAGGCTTTTTGATTTTTGAGACCACATTACGGATAATTTTCATCATGCGTTGTGGTCCCACGATACCGAAGAGTAGAGCAATCAAATTAACGGCGAAGAAAAATGGTACGGGGCTCATAAGATTGATGTTTAGTAAGGTCTATATGCTCATTGACAGGTTTTCCACAGTTCATGCACTTCAAAAGCCTGTCGAAATGATTCGCAATTTGATAGTCGTACTCAATCACTTCTGCCATCGAATTTGTCTTGCAGTGCGGACAATTGATAATCACTTTTGAATTCATTTAATTTTCTTTTTATCCTTTCTACGGACTATAAATCCCTCGGAAGGCATTAGACAAAATGTGCATAAAAAACGATAGTAGTATTTACGACCAGAAGATGTAGTAAATTCAAGCGTTCCCTGTCGGAAACACTGGCATTGTTGGCAAAAAGTGCTTGTTTCCATAGTTAAAAATTTTGCGGAACGCCCCAGACCGAACTGGGTAAACAGCGCAAGGGAAGGTATATACACCTCGCCTGACGTTCCATGTTAAAGAACACTCTTCCCTAATTATACTCCGCTTGATACAATTTCAATGCTAGTGCGAGTGTATTCGCCAGTGGGTCGCTTGAATATCATCGGGCGCTCACAGCGATATGTTCTGCGCTAAGAAGCCTGAAAAATCCTCCAAGAATAAACACTCTTTTTATTGTGTTATTCGTGAGGATTTTTCTGTTGGTATTGCTCTATCTCTATTTCAATCCTGTCCTCTTTTGCTCGCTGTTTTATACATCGGATTTCCTTGATGTATCGGTCGTCTTTGATGAATTTATTTTTTACGATGATGTCAGTGAGGCATTTTTCAAGATTTGCCACATCCGTATTCGCATAATTTCGGAGATAGAATATATATGTCACAAAAAGCTCTCCCTCGGGAGGAAATTTTTGATATTTTCGGAGAAAAAGCATCGCTTCTTTTTCATATGACTTATACTCATGTGTCTTATACCTACGTCCCTGCCATGCTGAATTTATAGAAAGTGGTTTAATTGGAAGTGATAGTTTTACCATAAGAAGAAGTCATTTTATGACATTTTTTACATAGAGTGCGACCATTTTTTTCATTCCATAGTTCTTTACATTTTAATGCTTTATCCACAGTCGATATTTTATTGAGGGCAATAATAATAGCAAAAGGTTTTATATGGTCGGCTTCAAGTCTTTCTGTTTTAGAGAAACACCATATACATGAATAATTGTCTCTGGAATACACTTTTTTTCTCCACTCTGAATACTCGGGAAGTCTTCGTATTTTATGATATAGAGGAGTGATTCCTCCTTTCCATCTGGGGCTATTTTCCCCTCTTAATTTTTGTCTATGACTTTCAGTCAATTTTTTTCCTTTTGTTATCGAATTTCCCATCATAAAATTGCTTTGGTCAGGTCTTTTTAATCCTATGCGAGATTTATAATAACAAATTCTCGAACAGTATTTTCTATTTTTAGAGAGAATTTTCCGGCAATCACAAAATGACTTTTTCATTCCACAAGTATATCAGTATCTTGACAACAAATCCACACATGATATACCTAGGAAGTAAGAGTAACCGAATTACCTTTATGAAAAAACTAACACTACTCGTTTCTCTCTTGGGCATACTGGTCGTCATCGAAGCAGGGCTTTTTATCTGGATGCAGACTCATCCCGAAATAGTCATTAAAACAGTCAATGTCCCTATAGCGCAGGATATTATTCAAGGAACATCTGCAAATGATTCTGTCTCTGTAGAATCTGTTCCGCAGGAAAATCAGACTGCACAAAATCCTGCTCCTACACTTATTCCAAAACCAGTCCCGATTCAGTATTCTCCTTTCACTCTACAGCCTCAAATAGTTTCAGGAGGAAGTTGTTCAGGAATAAACTATACATTCAACAGAACCGACAGAAATATCGTAATCGAAAATATTTCTGTCAATGCGACTGGAATGTCTTCTGGACAGACTATCGGGTATAAATTCACTCCCGGCGGCTCATCTCCTCATATTATGCAAACGGCAGGAAACGGAGTATGGCAAGCGAGCGTTGATATTCCCCTCCAAGACTCTTCGGCATACGACCCCACAACGATACAAATTTACGCAAGCGGTTCATGTGGAGGCAATGCTTCCATATATCCAAATCTAAGCGAATGGAAAGTGTGGGACAAAACTTCAAATCAGGTAGTGCAAATAAGCCCAGTATCATAAGGATACGGGCTTTTTTCTTATCCGAAAGTTATCCACAGTTTTATTTTTGACGAGCTTGCTCGTACGAGTTATACTCTATTCGAGAGCGATTGAAAAGTGGTGTGGCAGAAGTACTGCTAAATGGTTTAAGAGGGTAGTGCCTGATGTGTTCAGCAGGAAAGACCATAAAGACTACCTATGAAGTGACTTTACAGCCGAACGAGTACCCGTTCCACGGGGAATGTTGCTGTCAAATCTTCAACACCACTATCCAGTCGCTCTTAAGGTTTGGTCGAAAATAATTAAAAGAATTTTATGCCAGATACAAAACCAATCGGCGAAATGAATCATCTCGAGCTGATTCAAGCCTTGCGAAAATATCTTCCCCGAAACACATATCGGTTGGCGATAGATAACAAGGAGACAGCTCATTTAAGAAAACTACTCGCTTACTATGAACAAGAAGAAAAAACAGGAAACGATGCAAAGTAAGGGTGGCAAAGCACGTTGGAAAGGAACCACAAAAGAAGAACGGTCGAAACATATGAAAGCAATTCGTTTAGGAATATGTCTACCATCACAAAAGAAACGCTCGAAAGTTGGTATCAACCGAAATTGAGCGTCGAAGACGAAGAACGTCTTAGATACGAAAAACTCCAAGAAGAAGCGGATGACAGAGATACGTCATTCAGGGATAATGAAGAGTAAAAAACAAAACGCCCCTGTCGAGGCGTGATGTCAGATAAAGACAAATTAACTATATCATGGCGAAGAAAAATACGGAAATCGTGGAAAAGAAAGAGACAAAGAAAGCGATGTGGCTAGGTTCACAAGCTCTCATGGGTCAGGTCACGAAAGGGTCGAAAGATGAGAAAGAACGCCAAGTCGTTCTGATGACGGCAAGAGTTCTGGGAGTTAGTCCATTCGGAGTGAACATCCTCGGAAATCTTCCGTACATCAACAAACTCGGTCTCTCCCAGAAAGCGAACGATTATTCAAATTCAAAAGTAAAATATTTGTACGAATGGCCTCAACTCGCTCTGAACGATACCGACAAGGCAATCTGTAAGTGCAAGGTTCTCGTGGATAATGTGGAAAAGACTGACTGGATTATGGGAGAATGTTCACCAGTGACTATGAAAATGGGAACACTCAAGGGATACCAGAATCACATGGCGCAAACTCGAGCCAAGAATCGTGCAATCCTAGAAGCCTTTGGAGTCAAGATTCACGAGGAAATGACCACAAATATCAACGCTCTTTATCAGAAAAAGGAAATCACTGAAAAGCAGAAAGAAGCTCTTCAATCCACAGTCGAGCGTGCCACAAGCACTTCAATTGAAGAAGTCGAGCCAGAAAAGGGAAAAAAGGAAGTGCAGTTCAACAATGATTTGTTCACTGCTCCTCCAGTCGAGAGCAAGAAAGGACCAGATGGAGAAGCAGTATTCACCTGTTCCAAGTGCGATGAAGTAGTTCCTGCCGTTGTTGCGGAATACTCAAAGAAAATGTATGGAAAAATCCTTTGTCGAGAGGACCAGAAAACAGCTAAGCGAAAATAGTTTTATGGGTGTTAACAAAGGAAAAACCAAAGTGAATCTGTTCAATACCTGTACGGAGCACGGAATCTGCTGTAAATGTCCAATGGCAATCTCCCGTAACTTTGCTGGTCAAATCATAAGTCGAAAACCTATTAGACTCAAGAGAAAAATCCATGCCAAAACCAAAAAGTAAAATCAAGGAGATGTTTGTCGTCACCAGTTGGAAAAAGTTTGAAACTGGAAGCGGACAAGCAATCAAGGGCGAATACGAGACTTTTCAAGAAGCAAAAGATTCCTCAACGCCGGGAGATTACATCTACAAAGTAGTCGATATTACTCATGTCTATCAGCAAACCAAATTTGAGAAAAATAGCATTGCTGATAAGTTTTACGAGAACAAATAGTCATGGCAAAACAAACAGCAGAATTTGAAGAGTTCACACTTTATGGGGGGAAATGTCAGTGCAAATTCTTCCCGAACTCCCACCGATATACAGTGAATGGAAAGCCGACAAGCGGTTCCGTCACCGGCATCATAGGAATCAAAGATAAGAGTGGAGGTCTCGTACCTTGGGCAGTTGGTCTCTATCGAGACGCTTTGCTTGAAATCATCGAAGCAGGAGAGAACATTTCAGACACTCACATTTGGGAATTTTCCACACTCCATGAACAGAAAAAGCAGGAAGCGGCCGACATCGGAACGAAGGCACACGATTGGGTTGAGAAATTTATCAAAGGCGAGAATCCTGATATGCCGGAAGAGAAAGAAGTCCAGATTGCGGTTAATGCTTTCCTCGATTGGATGAACGCAAACAAGGTGAAATTTATTTCATCCGAGCGTGTCGTCTACTCGAAGAAGTATGACTACATCGGCAAAATGGACATCGAGGCCAAGGTCAATGGCAAGCTCTGTCTTCTCGATATTAAAACATCGAACGACCTCCGAAATGACTATTACATGCAGACCGCCGCATACGTCAAAGCCGATGAGGAAGAGAGCGGAAAAGAATACCATGGACGTTGGCTCATCCGAATCTCCAAAGAGACCGAAGAAGAATATATCGCTCGAATGGAAAAAAAGAATCGCATCCGTTTGATTCAAGGAAAGGAAGCATATCCGATAAAGCCGTATGAAGTTTTTGAGGCTTTGTTCCTTGATGACGAAGAGACAAATATGGATAGAGATTTCAAATCTTTCCTTGCGTGTAAAACTCTCTCCGCCTTTGAAAAAGAAACTGGTTATTGGGCTAAAAAATAATCATGCGTGAAATAAAATTTAGATGTTGGGATAACGAGAATAAAAAAATGGTAGACGTTAAATCGATAGATTTTACCATTCCATTCTCAAAAAATCTCATGCAATTCACAGGTCTCAAAGACAAAAACGGAAAGGAGATTTATGAAGGGGACTATCTTTCTGTAGATGGTGGGTATGATGAAGGTGATATGATTCACAGAATCATTTGGAATGACGATAAAGCAAGTTTTCTTATTGAGGCTTGGATGGGTGATAACGAATGGGATGATTCCGTTAATGATGAAATTTATTGGCAAGCGAGGGATAAAAACAATTATCTCAAGGAATTCAAAGTTAATGGCAATATCTACGAAAATCCAGAGTTAATCAATGAAAAAAGATAGCTTCAATTTTAAATGTACTGCCGATGGAGGAATGGAGTTCACTGAAACTACCAAAGCGTATTTCAAGAACTTCCTCAAATCGAATCCGGGGCGGTGGATGAAGATTGAACCTTTGAGAGTTGAAAGCTCTAAACAGCGTAGATTCTTCGAGGGGGCAGTAGTGCCACTATTTGCCTACTATCAGGAAAATCTGGATTACCACAATGCAGACGACCTACGGAAAGCCCGTGAATGGCTCAAAATTGAGTTTAACGGTGAGATTCTGACAGTTTCAGGGAAAGCTCACAAAGTAGGTAAAACTACCCGTGGCGAGGCTCTCAACGACTTTGTGGAGCGTGTAATAGCAGGGATGGAGGAACAGGGAGCACAGGTCGAACTCCTCAATCCCGAAGATTATAAATATTGGCGTGACGTGCTTTTCGGAAGCGGAATTCACGACAGCTATATAGATTATCTTTTAGATTCTGGTAAATTGAAATGATATGGAAGGAGAAGAATTTGACTTGAATACGCATCGCCTCTCTCTGGAAGGATTAAGAAAAATTGTTTCACATAAGAAAGGAGTGGTTTATTTCAAGGCGGCCTCAAATCATCCTTGGCATTTCTCTAACAGTTTTTTCTTCGATAAAGATGTTCAGAGAAAAAGAAAGCCTAGGACTATTACGAATGATTGTGACCACACGGACAGAAATCTCCACTGGTGGAATGATTATCTACCTCTTCACTACCACAGAATCTAGTTATATTCTATAATAAAATTATGAAAGGATTCTATATCGGGATTAAAAACGATTTGCTTGAACCCAAACATCGGAAGAAAATGGGAAGTGCCGTCTGGGAATTCATGTGGCTCATAGATAAGACCACTTCCATTGACGAGAGAGGAATCGGGAAAGTCCTAGGAGGAAAGCCTATAAAACTCGATGAGATTGGAAATGAGACCGGCATAGCACGTTCTACAATTTCCGAGAACATCAAAAAATTGGAAAAAGAGGGATATATAAATATCATCCATGCTCCATACGGACTCGTCATTACAGTCAACAAATCTTCAAAGATTTTCGGAAAGAAAAAAAACAATCAACAGGAAATTAACAGTAAATCCACAGGGTTCGGAAAAGGCGAAAGGCCGTTCGGTTTTCCGAACGAGGGTTCGGAAAAGGCGAAACGTAATATAAGACAGTACAAAGACAATACAGAAGACTTAGGTTCTATCCGAACAAGTTTACAAAAATACAAAAAACAATGATTTGGTCAAGAATGAAAAGTTTCAAGTGTCCGAAGTGTAAATTCCCACTTGCAGATATGAAAAGTTACATAGCTTGTGCAGGGTGCTCATTCAAGATAAACAAGAAAAAGTTCAACGAAATAGTCGAGTCACTGTATTCAGGAAAGAAAGTCGATGTCGAAGATAATTTTGAAAGACTTCAAAATTCATGAGTTCAAAACCAACCCAAAAACAAAGAGTTGTGAAGCGTCTCAAAGAGACGGGAAGAATCACCAGAAACGAGTGCTTAGCGAATTATATTTCCAGACTTTCTGCGATAATTCTCGAGCTCAAAAAAGAGGGATGGGATTTTGAAATCGTTCCTGACAAAAAGGACTATATCTATCGGGTCGTAAAAACTCCCAACGAGACGAAAAGCAAATATATCGTTGTCGGTAGAAAAGAAAATGGAGAAGCAATATTAGAACTTAACCCACACTATAAAAAATAATCATGTCAAAACAGCAAGCAATCACGACTGGAAAAGAGATTTTTGTTCCAGTTCCGAGAGTATCGAAAAACGGAGTTTCCTATATTCATTATCAAAAACAAAAAGTCGGATATGTTGAAGAAGGAAAAAATCGAGCCGAGCGCCGCAAAAAGGCTCCTCGAAAGTTGAGAAAACTTATCAGACTAGAAGCTTTGAAAAATCAGGAAGAAAATGCAAACGAGACAAATCACGCAGTATAAAGTTTATGTTCTGAATTTGGCAAACATGCACGGAGGAGTCGATAAATCGTGTGCGGTATCCGGGCAAAAAAGTGCTCATAAAACTTATCAACGGACATAAATTCGTGGACATCTTTTTAGACAGAAAAGGCGGTAGCATTTTCCTCAAGAACTATGGTAAAATAGGGAAGTCGGAAATGAAATCATTTTCAATCTATAAAGAGCCACACATCTAAAATGGAAAGCGAAATTACATTTTCGGTAGCAAAGGAAGGAGAGACGGGAAAATTGAATCCTACTCGTGATGTCATAATAAAAATCACGAGGGAGGGCTTCTTTTTCAAAGGGCAAAAAGTCGAGGATGTTCACCACATCTATGAGCGATTCAACGAGTGGCTCACATTAACCAGAAAGGAAGTCAATTTAGACTGAAATACCATGGACAATCAACGACTATATGCTAAAATTATAGAAAAGGTTTTGGAAGATGTTGACCCAGATATCCGAGAAGTGATGCTGAAATATCAGGAAGGCACGAACTACCAAGGTTTTGAACTTCTCCCAGACCCCTTGACCGCCATATTGAAATGGCAGGAATTACGAAATTTCCGGAAGTTAAAAAAGGTCGAATGATTATCAGAAAATTTAGAAAAACTTTCAATGAAGAAAATCAATCTCGATACAGTGCTCAAGATGCTCGATGGAACGTCAGTTACACAGCCTAACGGCACGGGTGAACTGACAGTCGGTCAGGCTCTTGCATACATTGTTCTCGGAAATAAAGCTGACACTCTTCGAAGTTATGTCTTGGCTCAAACTCTCTACAAAGGCGGAGAGATGGAGCTCAACAAGTCCGACCTCGATTATGTCACGACTTCACTAAAGACGACCCAGACCTATCAGCCACTCGTGACTGGTCAGATTCAGGTTATCTTGAACGACACACCAGAGGCGTAAATTCCTCTGGTGCGTTTCGTGAGAGCGATTGAAAGGGGAATCGGGATAACTGAAATTATCTCAATATGCGTGTGGCGCATACCAGATGGCGAGTAAAAGGGCCATCACTTCCCTTTCAGTCGCTCTCCAACTTATCAGTTAGTATCATTTTCTATCATGTCGCAAGCAGAAGAAGCCGCAACAAAGGCAGAAATGGAAAAACAGAAAAAGTTCAATGAAAGAATCGCCGAGCTCTGTAAAGAATTTGGATATACTCTCATGGCGGACTTCAATCCTGTTATCCGCATTGTGCCGATGCAAAAACCGCCGACAGAAGGATTCCAGACACTTCCGAATGAGGGACCAATTCCTTCCCCTATTCAGCCTAAACAACCATAATGCTCTATCTCACTATAGGAATCTTCATAGGAATTATCTTGACGCTCATCGCAGTGATTGTCGGCTATTTAGGCCGACAGGATTACTACAATTTTCCCGTGCAACTTGCCGAGAAACTTGATAAGGCTATAACGCCAAAAGCGCAGATTATCCCCATTGATTCCGACGAAGAGGAGAGCGCAAAGGAATTTCAAGAGCGAGAGAAGCGTGATATTCCCCTAACCGAATTGTACAAAAATGACGAAGAATAAAATTTATCCTTTCGGAGACCGAATCTATCTCAAATACATCAAGCAGGAAGTCGAGAGCAAATTTCAAGTGAAAGAGAATCAGCTCTTGACCGAAGTGGCCGATGTGATAGCCGTGGGTCCAGACGTGAAAAACGTGCGTGCCGGCGATAGACTTATGATGAACGCATGGGCTGATGACATCATCGAGCACGATGGCGTGAAATATCATTTCACAGTCGAGAGCGCAGAATTCATTCTCGCTCATGTGAATCGCAAGCGTTCATTCTGGGATTTCCTCCGATTCTTTATAAATAATCAATAAAATTCCATGCAACCCACAACATCATCCAATGGAGCAAGCATGACCGAAGTAGAACACAAGGCGATGCTTGAAAAACAGGAGAAGTTCCGAGAAATCCGCAATAAAGACTGGGACCAGTCCACAGTCGAGGAAAAGCTCGAGAAGCTTAAGATGGTTCTCACCGACCTTAGCGCAAATATTTCATACATTCATCGAGAACTCGCACAGTCAAACGCAAAGATGAATGATTTTCAGTCTCATTCCCACGATGCACACGGAGAAATTTTAATTCCTATGAATAAAAGAAATCAGAATCTTCCCAGTGGCGCTTCCCTCGGGGCAGTAGCAATGAAGAATCCTCTGGATTAAAATATATGCCAAGCAAAGTCCTGTATCAAAAAGATTGCCTCCGAGGATGGCTCCATAAATGGAAAAAGTTCCTCACTTGGTCAGGCGTATTAGTAGAAGTATGCGAGCGATGCCACATGAGACTCGGTTCAAAATCTGACCTCGTTCGTGGTAAGCACGATTTAAAAAATTATGTCAAAACCCACCGAAGAGACCTCCTCCAAAGACACGAAGGGAGGTTCTACAAAGAATTCCCCAGAAACTCGCAACACTACCGACATCGCATTGTTGGGGAAAGCGTCGAGAGAAAGAGTGTTCGGAGCCCTCTCAAGAGTGACTAGCGCAGTTGCGTCAACACTTGGAGCGAAAGGCAAGAACGTCATTCTCATCCAGAATGGTCGTCCGTGGATAACGAACGATGGCATTTCGATTGCCCGGCATATCCATTTCCATGACCCGATTGAAGAAGCGGCCGCACAACTTCTCAAGGAAGTCGCTTTCCGTACGAACCAGAAAGCAGGAGACGGAACGACAACATCAATCGTGCTTGCCCACGCAATCATCAAGGAAGCCTTTGAGAGTGACAGCACTATGCAAATCAAGAACGAGCTTGATGAAGCGCATGAATACGTTCAGAAGGAAATCGACAAGCAAATAATCCCCGTCACTTCCCCCGAGCAGATTAAACAGGTAGCGACTATTTCAGTCGAGGATGAGAAGCTCGGAGAGCAAATTGCTGACATTTACACCAAGATAGGCAAGGAAGGATTCGTCGTCATTGAGAATTCCAAGACTCCCGAGACCACTTACACCATCAACGAAGGTTCTGAAATCCGAGTTGGACGTGCTTCCAAGGCGTTTATCAATCAGCAGAACGGCGATTGGAAAGTCGAAAAACCGCTCGTTCTCATAACGACAGAGACGCTTGTAACCAATGACATTCTTCCCTTGGCGAATAAAGTCGTAGATGCGAATCGACCTCTCGTTATTATCTATCGTGAAATGAGCGATGACTGCATGGGAAACTTTGTCTTCAATCACTTGGAATTCCTCCAAGGCAGGAAGAAAATCCCATACTTGCTCATTAAGTCTCCCACGATTTATCCCGATGAATTTTTTGAAGACTGCGCTCAAATCTTTAATACGAAGGTTTGGCACAAAAAGGAAGGAATGGAAATCAAGAACCTCGAGCTATCCGACCTTGGGACCTGTACAACTCTTACAGCCGACGATGAATCGTTTAAAGTCTTTGGAGGAGCAGATTGCCGTGAATACGTTGCACACAAGCGACAAATGTTGCTTGATTTGGAAAGAATGAACGAGGTGCATGAACGCCGTCTCGGTTCCCTAATGGCCGCAGTTGCAGTCTTGAACGTAGGCGCTTCCTCTGAAACTGAATTGGTCTATAAGAAGCTCAAGGTGGAGGATGCCGTAAACGCCACAAAATACGCCATGCGAGACGGAGTGCTCGTAGGTGGTGGAATTACCCTTCTCGACATCGCAAAGGGCATGGAGGTCAAAAATGAGGGCTTCAAGGTACTCAAGCAGGCGCTCATGGCTCCCGTAAAGCAAATCATTAAGAACGCAGGAAAAGACATAGATGTGGAAAAGTTGGGGAAAACGTATCATCACCACACCGATTCTTCCAAAAAAGACTCTATCCGAACGGAAATTTCCCTTGGTTTCAATGCCAAGACTGGGGAAATTGTGGATATGCTCAAGGCAGGGATTCTGGACCCTGTAACTGTTACCAAAGCAGGAGTTACAAATGCCGTATCGGTCGCCGGCACGTTTTTGACATCCGAGGGAGTCATTCCAGAGTTTCCTCGGGACTAGATTATGAGCCAGATTCTTGATAAAATACTTGAAGAAGTCGATGCGGATATTGCCTCTGAAATGAGGAAAATATCTAAATACGAAGGCGCTCCTGCGAGCAAAGAACTCCAGAATCCCGAGCTGACCGCACTTGTTTGGCAGTTGATGAGAGATATGAGGAATCTTCAAAAAACTATCATCGAATCAAAACGGGCTAAAATATATTCTGACGGATAAAATTCTATGAAAAAGAAAGCAAAAATTACAAAGAAATCGGTCAAGAACAAGAAACTTGCTCACAAGAACATTAGCAAAAGTTTCGACGTAGCACCTTATTTCCCCATAAGATTTTCAGAAAATGCTCGAGTGACTCATTTCAAAGGATTCGATGCATTGCCTATGTCGGGAACTGATTGGCACAAGAAAACAATCATGGCAAGGTTAATGGAAGCATATGAAATCCATCGAGCTCGCCATATCCTTCTCCCTGACGTGATTTACCTAAAAGATGAAGATTATTATGCCTATGTTGCTGTCATGGGAGATGGTAAAGCAGAGACGACATTGAGCATGACTTTCCGAGGCATTACAGTTAGGCGTTCAGTTCACGCATTATTCGTTTAGCACACATAACTATGAAAACAATCGGAGCAATTTTAGTCACTCTCGGAGTCCTTTTTACGAGATTCTGGATTTATCAGGCAGTCGTTTCGGAATACAACTACACGAGCAAAGATTTGAGTTATTGGAATCTTGCTGACAAGGCTTCAACTATTGACCAGAAATCGACTTACATAGACGAGTTCGTAACGGCTCTACAAAGCTCTGGATTCGCAGGAATGAATAGCAAACTGTTCTTCCCGACTCCCGATTCAAGCTGTGACTCGAACATGACCACTCTTGAGACGCTACAGTCACGCCTGCATGACATCAAGACGATGGATGAGAACTCATTTCAGTATCAGAGCGCAATTCAGCAGATTACGGCACAGGAACAAGGTCAAGCCGATGATATGCTCAACGTATTGCAGTCTTGCTACATGCGAGCGAACTACCCTCTTCTCTGGAATCCTCTTCTCGGTCTCGCCGCTTTCGTAATTCTTTTGGTCGTATTCGTACTTGGTGGAGGATTGATAGCAGTAGCAGATTAAATCTTTATGGAATTAACACTTTTATTCTTAATCGCTTTCTTCCTCACAATGTTTTGGAGTACCTTATGGACTAGACTGACGATAAAAGTGTGGGGATTCAGTTTGTTTTCCATCCTTGCCTCCATGATAGGTGGAGGCATAGGAGGAATCATTATCGGCAAGATATTTTTTCACTGATATGGCTCTAAAATTGACTTGGATAAAATGGTGGGACGCTGACTCATTCAAAGATGGAGTTTCTTTTATTTATTGGGTCAAACCTTCCAAAGAAAATATCATGATTGCATACACTGTACTGCTCCCAGCGATTGTTTCTGGTAAGGGAAAGCTGAAAGAGATTAAACCTTTTCCGTATATAGAAAGCGATTTGCCTATGAGGCGTGAACCATGGAAAATTGAACATACATTTATCCCTACTGGTACTTCAAAAGATTTGGTCACTTCACGCACTCTACGAAAAGAGGGTCATGCACATGCTCTGAAAGTTAAGAAGTTATTCGAGAAATATAGAGATTGGGATAAAGTAGATGCTATAATTAAGACACATGACAAAAGGGCAAGCAAGAACAGCGAAAGCAACAAAGGCAAATATAAATATCGCAAAAAGTAAGGCGAAGAAGGTACTTGACGTAATGCAGGGGAATGGGGGGAAAGTGGGTCCTGCTATGAGAGAGATAGGATTATCAGAGAAGTATGCCGACAATCCTCAAAAGTTCACTGCTACAATAGCCTTTCAAGAAGCTCTTGCAGAGTACAAAGACTACTTTCCAGATTCGGAAGTGGTTCCTGTTCATAAATCCCTTTTACATTCCAAGAAGATTGAGCATATGGTTTTTCCTCTCGGTCCTCGTACTGATGAAGACGAGGGAAGAGATGATGATGAGATGGAACCTCAAACGCACGGAGGGTCTCTCATCCGATATGGCGATACTGCCGAGAGAACAACTCTATCCGACGAAGAAATTATTTCTTTGCTCGCAGAGAATAACTGTACAGTGAAGAAAATCGTTCACGGCGAGCAGGCACGTCATGTTTATTTCTGGGTCATCAATGGCCAAGATGTCGCCAAGGCTCTTGAATTTATTTACAAAATCAGAGGACTTTATGCTCCTGCAAAATCTATCAATGCGAATATCAATTTAAATTCTAGCGAAAAGAAATATCCGCAAGAAGTTCAAGCTATCAAGAAAAAATATAATGATGAGCTAAGAAAAAAACTCTTCAATGGTACAAAATGAAGAAACATTTCAAACGATTACGTCATGGATAGTAGACAATGACATTAAAACCGAGACTGGTGCGCTCTTTGACTTATCTTCTCACCTGTATCAATTCGATTTTCTCATAGACGAATCGCCAAACATTGTTTTGATGAAAGCGGCGCAAGTCGGTATCACTACCGGCGCAGGCTTGAAAACAATATACGAAGCGCATGAGGAGAATCGTGACTGCATTTATGTCATGCCTACCTCTACCGACTCAAAGGATATGGTGAGCGGAAAGATAAACCGAATCATCAATCAGAACCCTATTTTGCAGGACTGGATTGTGGACAAGGACTCGGTGGAGCAGAAGCAGATTGGCACGAATATGATTTATTTCCGAGGCTCGTGGACTGAACGTGCCGCACTCTCGGTATCGGCCGACACTCTGACGCTCGATGAATTTGACCGCTCAAAGCAGGATATTCTCGAACAGTACGAATCCCGTACGCAACACTCGAGAGACCCGAGAATCCGTATATTTTCAAACCCTTCAATCGAAGGAGTTGGCGTGCATAAATACTGGCTCATATCTGACCAGAAGCATTGGTTCATCGAATGTCCTTCGTGTCATAAACAACAATACCTAGACTGGCCTTCCTCGATTGACCCTGTTCGGCAATGTTATCAGTGCAAGTTTTGTAAAGCCGAATTGAGCGACGAGAATCGCCGGCAAGGGCGTTGGGTCAAGAAGTATCTCGATAGGCCATGGTCGGGATACTGGATTTCTCTTTTGATGAACCCGATGATGAGCGCCAAGAAGATTTTGGAATATCACGAAACTAAGACCCCAGAGTATTTTTATAACTTCGTGCTCGGCCTGCCATACCTCGCCAGTGACTCAAAATTGACGCAGGAACAGCTTTTCAAGAATCTCACGCCGACTATCAACCTCCGAACGACTCGGACTGTTATAGGCATGGATACGGGACTCCCAAACTGGGTGGTTATGGGCAATTCCGATGGCATATTCTTCCAAGGTTCGTTCGATGGATATGATGAAGTCAGGAGCTTCATGCGACAAGACAAAACCGCAATCCTCGTGGTGGATGCTCAAGGAGACCTTTATGGTTCTCGAGAGCTTCGAGAAGAGTTTCCCGGACGTGTCTATCTCTGCCATTTTTCAACGGATAGAAAAACCTATCAGCTTGTGCGATGGGGAGAGAATGATGAAGACGGAAATGTGGTGGCCGATAAGTCTCGCATGATTGAGCTCATTGTGGGAGAATTTAGAAATGAGCGCATCCCTTTGCAGGGTACGAGCGCCGATTGGCATATCTACTGGGTTCATTGGGACCATTTCTATAAGACAAAGAAAATGGATGAACAGCTCCATATCGAGCGTAGTATTTGGTTAAGCACGAAGCCCGACCACTTGGCGACTGCTACGCTCTATTGGCGAGTGGGCATGTCTCGTTTTGGAGACGGAGGGGAAATGGGCATGATTATCAACGCCGATGAGCATATCAAGGCTCAAAGGGGATTCGTAATGACGGAAGACGGGGGCATACCTTTGCCTCATCCGACTCACATATGGAAAATATCAGAGGAATAAAAATAAACATTTCTGTTTCAGAAGAACAGCTTCGAGACTTAAAAATGTATGTCACAGAACTATTTCCTATTAAATCTGGTAAGGTTATTTTCTCATTCGACGAGAATGGAAGTGTGAGGGATATTACTTTTGAACATAAGTCTCGTGTAAAAGATTGACATAAAGTTTTCCACTTGCGATAATTGATGTATTAGTACCCTAACCTAACACAGACGGGTCGCCCATTTTTTGGGCGACCCGTTTTTAATTTCAATGGCATACGAGGGCGGAGATTTTAGTTTAAACATTCTGACCGCAGGTTATAGAACACTTGGTCAGGATGTCAATAAAGTCAAGCAAAATTCTCTGGATACCCTACAGGAAGGCGTACTAGATTCTTTGACACCTGAACTTGAATCGGACATGAGCAATTCAGAACTCATTGAACTCACCGCTAAATGGACTTCCGACTATATTGACTATGCCACGAAGATTGATAAGAAACAGCAGGAAAATGAGCGCTATTGGATAGGAAAGCATTATTCTGACGTTGTTTTTAAAGGAAATGAGCGTCCCGTTGCCGATAACATCATATTTGAAGCAACCGAGAATTTCCTTCCGACTGTCACTGCCCAGAATCCAGAGCCGATGGTGGTCATCGACAATACTCCCGAAGGCCGACAACTTGCTACGAATCTCAAGGATTTCCTTGTCTATCAGGCCAAAGAGCAAACGCTCAAGCTGACCATTCGAGACGCAGTGCGCCATTGGGATTTGTACCTCATCGGAGTGGTCAAAGTAGTCTGGGACCCAGAGCTCAATGACATCAATACTCTCGTCATTCGTCCTCAAAGAATGATTTTCGATAAATACTCGACGATTGATGGAAAAGGAAAATATCATGGGCGCTATCTCGGAGAACGAAAGGAGACGACAGCAGGAGAGCTTGTGGATATGTTTCCGAAGTTTACTGAATTCATCACTGAATCGGTCAACTCCGAAATGGGAACACCAGTGGTCTACACGGAATGGTGGGCGACAGTCAAAGATGGAACTCGACTTCTCTTCTATACTTATCGAGGAAAAGTCCTCAAAAAGCTCAAGAATCCTCATTTCAATTACACGACAACGGAGAAAAGAATTGACCCAGAAACGAACGTCGAATATACAGTCCAAAATCAGGGTTTCAACCATTTCGCTCAACCAGAACCTCCATATCGCTTCCTGTCAGTCTATAAGCTCGGAAAACAGCCACATGATGAGACCGGATTGATTCAGCAAAACCTGTCGAATCAGGACATGATAAATAAGCGATTGAGACAAATTGACCAGAACGCCGATAACATGAACAACGGAATCGTGCTCTCGGGAGACCATTTCACCACTGCTCAAGCGGCTACGGCGGCCAAAGCGATGAGAAAAGGTCATCCGCTCTGGGTTCCAAAGGGAGACGTTAACAAGGCTTACAAAGAACGTGAAGCGCCGGCACTCTCGGGAGATATCTTTGAAAACTTAACAGACATGCGAAATGAGCTCCGAGGAATCTATGGCACACTCGGAACGAGTGCTCCCGGAGTTCAAGAAGACAAGACAGTGCGAGGAAAGATTATTGAGGGTGGTCTCGATACTTCCCGAAACGGAGGAATTGTGGATTACATCGAGCGCTTCACGGAAGGCATCCTCAACATGATTGTCCAGTTCATGTACGTCTACTACGATGAAAAGCATCTTGCGACAGTCATCGGGGCGAACAAAGCGGCACAGACAATCGAGCTCGAGCGAACCGCTCTCTGGGGAAGGAAAATCACGATTACGATAAAGGATGGCTCGCTCATTCAGCATGATGCGAATAGTGAAGCGAATCAGGCAATGGCGCTCTGGGAAGCGGAAGCGATTGACCCGATTACTCTCTTTGAAAAGCTCGATTTTCCAGACCCGTACACTACTGCCAAACAGCTCTTCCTTTGGAAGAGCAATCCGGCCGCACTCTTCCCAGATTTGCAACCTCAAGTTCAACCACAGCCTGCGCCTTCTGGTAGTCCACAACCAGAACCGAGTCCCCCGGCAGGCGGAGGTGGCACACCAAGTTCAATTATAAGTAGTGTCCCTATACCAAAAATATAGCGACAAAAAATTATTAAATTTATGGAAAAACAAAACAATCTTCGAGAATACATTCCTGCTCTCCAAGAAGGATATCCATTGCTTCCTGCTGACATTGCAGTCAAGAGCGATGGTTCCCAAGAAGGATTTTTCCTTCAAGTCATAGGAGGAATCGCAGTATGGGCTTCTCTCTCGACACCTCCGACTGATATTGCTCTTCCCAATACGGAATTGCTTATCGGTGGAGTTGATGGAAAAGCTCACGCACAATCATTGACAGGAGACGCATCCATTACAAATGCAGGAGTGATGACTCTAACTCATATTCTTGGAATCAAACTTGATGCAAGCATTGGAACTCCATTCACGAACGCAATCTTGATGTATAGTGGGAATCCCTCTATAGGATACGTTGCCGCAGAACATATCACTGGAACGGCGGTCGCTGGAGATGTAACTCTCGTCGGCAATGGAACGAATTTCGATATCACTACCGAGTCACTCACTACTGCCGCAGGAGCCACTTATACTCTTACAGTCCATTCTGGACAGCTTACAAGCTCGACGAATCCAATTCCAATTGTAACCCTCGGAGATAGCACGACAGGAATCCCTCACCTTGTCAGCTACACACGAAGCGGAGGAGCAATCGTTCTCGTCATTCAGAACATTGATTCTACAAATCCTTTCAACGGAACACTCAAGGTAAACTTCATGGGATTCTAGGAGTTACGTCATGCCATTGCTCTCTGGAAAAAAGAACATAGGTCGAAACATTAAAGAACTTTACGAGGCGAATAAAGATAAGCCTGCCAAGCAGAAGCGAGGCAGAGACCAAATTATTGCAATCGCCATGAGTGAAGCGAGAAAGGGTAAAACATGATGAAATCACTTGTATCCGTCAAAGACGGAATGAGCAGTTGGGAAAAAGAGCAAAAACAGGTAGAGGATAAGCTCAAAATGTTCGCCAAGAAATCCGGAAGCGATAAGCTCAAAGAGGTCGCTCGACGGGAGAAGATGGAAGACAGTCCCGAGCGCAACGTCAATCAGCGTGTTATCAGGAAAATAGTAGACAACTGCATTGAACTCTATATGACAGGCGAATACGATTTCCACGAGACTTTGAAGGAAATCAGCGAGGCTCTCGCCGCCATCAAGGAAGAGGTTAAGCCAGAAAAGAAAGAAGAGGACGACAATTACTAAAATTTTATGGGTTCTTCTGGAATCGTACCCTGCTTCGGCAAAAACTGATTACTGACATATATGTCAAAAGAATTAGATGAGTTTCTTCGTAACTTACCCGGCGACTCCAAGAAAGGCTTTGGAGACCTCGACAAAAAAAACGATGAACAAAAAAACGCAGACGGCTCCCCTGCGGACCATAAAAAGGATGGAGACAACGGAGACGGGTCGGCATCTCATCAGGCCAGCGAGTCCGATAAAAAGGACGACAATACTGATGTGCCTCCTAAAAAGGAAGACAAAAAAGACGCTCCAAGCGATAAGACTCAACGAAGAATTGATTCTCTCATCGCTGAACGACACGAATTGAGACAGACAGTCAGCGAGTTTCGGGAAGAGCTTGCAAACCTCAAAGAATCCATTCGAAAGGGACAAGGACCGGCGGATGATAAGCAACTCCCTGCTTGGTGGACTCAAGCAATGGGTACTGACCAGAAGTCGGTGGATATGTTCAAAGGTCTTACTTCCGAATTGGAAGAAAAAATGAGACAAGAGTTTGGACTCAAGAAAGGTGAAAATGCTAGTAAGGAAATCCCGAATGAGGCCGAGAAGATTAAACAATCAATCGACCAGTCATTGAGGGACATCGAGACTGACGAGGGCATTGACCTCCGAAGTAACGACCCGAAAGCCGCAAAGCTCCGCAATGAATTCTTTGACTATGTTGAAGACTTCATGCCTCGGGATTCAGCAGGCAAAGTCACTGGACTTCCAGATTTGAAGCGTGCATGGAATCGTTTCTCATCCCAGTTGGATAGTAAAGCTCAACAGCTCGACGATGCCAAGAAAGAAGAGGAAAAGAAAGCCATGAATGAGCGCAAGCGTATCGCAGGCCAAACCGGAAATGGAGCAGGCGGTATGCGGAACGAAGGTTCTGGCGCAAAACGCCAAGTCGTGAACTCTGGTGGTGCAGTCAAATGGGGCGATTGGAGAAAGACCTTCAATGTTCCAAAAGACGAATAAGAATCAAACCATTATTGTTAATTTTTAGTAAACTATTATGAACTCATTCTCTGACCTCGTAGATACCGTCACTCGTGAGTTTTTGGTAGGACGTGCAGTGGATACAGTTTTGCGTGAAAACGTATTCGCAGGAGAAATCCTCGCTAAGCCAGAAGAGTTTAGCGGTGCGGTTCAGAAGTTCCCTATCATTTATGGTACGGGAGTTTCAGGAACTTCATTCGCAGGATTCGACATTCTCCCTACGTCCGCATCGAATACTCGTGTGAACATGGTCTACAATCCGAAATTCTTCGCTATCAACGTAGCGTTGCCGGGCGATGCAATTTCGGCCAACAGAACAGCTAGTCAGGTGCTCAACTTGACCGAGCTCGAAATGAAAGAACGAGCACAGCGCATGGCCGACCAAGTGGGTACAATGTTCCAGTTGGACGGCTTCGGTAACTCAAGCAAGGACATGAACGGCTTGCAGGCTATCGTTGACAACGGCTCACAGGTTCCGATTATCGGAGGCTTGTCTCGTATCACTTACCCTACTCTTGACTCGACAGTCACGGATGCAGGAGGTGTCCTGACACAGCTCAAGATGCGTACGATGTTGAACGCTATCGAAGACGGAAACGTCATCGTATCGAACATCATCGCCGCTCGTTCGGTCAAAGCGCTGTACGAACAGCTTTTGCTCCCGACGATTCGTGCAAACTACAACATGGAATACAAGTCCCGTGTTAACGAGTTGCATGGCTCATCTGGTATGCGAACGCTTGACTACTCTGGTATTCCAGTGGTCGCTGACCGAAAAATCGACCAGAACAACCCGAATACCATGTACTTCCTCAACATGGATTATCTCAACTTCTATGGTCTCGACTATTGGGAAGGAGAGCGAATCACTTTGAAGACGAAGGACATCGTTGGAAACTCATACAATGAGTTCTCCGTTCCGGGCTTCGTCTGGGGAGGATGGGTCAAGCCGTACAATGCGGCCGCAGTGAACGGATTCGTCTACCTCGGTGGTGATGTCATCACTGACAACCCTCGTCGTCATGGTCGTCTGTTTAACGTCACAAGCGTTAACTAGGTCGTATTATCAATAATCTTCTCACACACATATGAGCTCACTCACAACTGACGCATTGGCTATCCCCTTCGATTTGTTTCAACAGACAAATGAAGTTCATGCGGCCGCAGATGTCGGCATGAAATCAGTGACGAAAGACGGAAGAATCTTCCGCCTCGTCTATATCGGTTCTTTGGATATTGCACAGGGCTTGGCTGTTCAGGCTCCGCCTCTCGTATCCGCTCACCAGAATCTCGCAAACGTAAATAGTCAGGCTATTGGAGACACTTCAATCACTCTCACTCTCGGAGGAACAGGATTGGATTTGAACCAATACCAGAATGGTTACATTGTCGTTGAATCTGGAACGGGTGCAGGACAGCTTTTGCAGATTCGCAATAACTACGTTACTGCGCCTTCTGGTCCTGCTGTCATATACCTCAATGACCCTCTTGTGCTCGCTCTCGACTCGACATCGGTTATCTCGCTTATTCCAAACTTGTATAGCAATGTAGTCGTTAATCCGACTACCGAGACTAACGTGGTTCTTGGAGCAACGATTTATCCGACCAAAGCAGGGAACTTTGCTTGGGTTCAGACTTATGGAGTCGCTTCGGTTCTCAATGATGGAGGTTCAGCAATAGGAGATATTCTAGTATCTTCTAACTCTGTTCCCGGCGCATTTAAGACGAAGTTTGCACGAGACCAACGTGAACTTGCGGTTGCCGAAGGTGCAATCCTTGACACAAACTACGGAAAGACATTCCTCCTATTCGAATAGTAAGGAATTTCTCTCCTCAAAGCTCCCATTTCCAGAAATGGGAGCGAACGAGGAGAGAAAGATTAAAAATAATAGACGTACTTGAGTCGTCTTTAAATAAATCTCATGTAACTACTTTTATGGAAAATATCTATTTCACAAACTGGACAGATGAAAACTTTATCGGTCAGTGGGCAAACGAGAATTATTTGTTCCCAAAGAAAAAGAGAAGCCCTATCATTCTTGGAAGTAAGCAGGATAATCTCGGTATCCGACTCAAATTCGCAAAAGACCTCACGAAGCGTGAATTGCACAAAATGGGTCAGGAAGAATATACCGAAGACGATGTGCTCTTCAAAGAATTGATGCAGAAATGCTTAGAGCCTCTCGAAATCGAATCGGCAAAAGAGGTCAAGACTCCTAAAAAGAAGCGTGCTCCGCTCGGAAAGAAAGACCTTCAACCTATGGATGTTGACCAAGATGAACTCAAATCGTTCGCAGGCTCGGGAGAGGAAGACGAGGAATAAAAATAATCTCTAACTTAATTCACATTCAGAATGGAATTACTCGGCAAAAAAGAAATAGATTTAGAGCGCCATACACAGGAAACAGTGATGACCCAGAAGGCTATGGCGCTCGCTCAAAAGGTGGATGAGGAACGTGCTCGTCTTACTATCCTTCGGGATACTATGAAGAAGAACGTCGATAAGATGCGTGAGCTCTACGACAAGGAATTTGCCGAGTTGGAGGAGAAGAGAAAATCAATCGCAAACGAGATTGAACTTCTCAAAGATGAGCGCCGAGTCTATCAACAGCCTCTCACCGAAATTGAAAATCGCCTGAAACAGAGAGATGTCGATTTAAGTTCCCGAGAGCTAAGTCTCAATCAGGAGCTTGAGCGACTTGGAGTCGAGAAAGAGCGAATCAGCAAGGAATTCAATAGAGTTCTCGCCTTGAAAGATAATCTCATCGACAGACAGTCTCTTCTTGAAAAGAAAGAAAAAGGACTCAATTTTTCAATCGAGCATCACAAAACAAGCCAAGACATTCTGACCAGAAGTATTCAAAATCTCAATGAGCGAAATGTTCAAGTGGATACGAAACTTTCGGAAGGAAATGCCAAGCTCGACGAACGGGAAAAAGCTCTCAATGACAGAGAAGTCGCCTTGAAACAGGCGGAAAAAGCCCTCGAATTGAGAGAGATTCGATTAACCGACAAAGAACAGCGCTATGGACCAAAATAATCAACGACCAGATTTGGGTGTGGACGTGCTCGCCGAACAGGGCGTGTCGCCTATTCAAATGGACACTTCTACGGGAGTGCCACGATTGCTGATTGAAATTATTCCCGTCACCGATAATGCGTTCGTTCCAACGGAGGCCGTGTTGGACGATAACAATGAGTACGTCTCTCTTGGAACCGACACATTAGGAATTCTTTATCCATTAGTTTTTGACAGCCGTTATCCCAACCAGAATCAGTTGTGGGCGGATGTCTTCATAGAGCCATGAGCATATTTAAAAAGTTATTTTCAAAGCCGGTATATGCGGACAATGTGCCTATTCAGATTCCTACCAATTTTCAGACTGTCGATGGCGCAGATAGCCCCCTGACATCGCCTACGCCTTATACAGGCTCTATTTCACCTCTCACGCTACCAGAGAGCGCAATCAGCGTAGACCTCGCTCCTACGACCGATTTGAGGGTTTCAGAAGACCCTACAATGGCTTCCTATACGATTGTCCCTGCGGGGTCGGAAGTAGAATTTCCTTGTGGGTCATCCTCCATTGGAGCAATTTACATAAAAGCGGACTCTTCGGATGGCTCGCTATTATTCAGATTTAATACGATGAAATAATATGAGTCTCCTTGGAACACCACGAATAAGAGACAAAGCAGGCAGTGGTTCTGGTCCTATTTCGGGCTCTATTTCGGCGACACAGTTGGCGTACGGAAGTGCCTCAAATACGATTACGGGCGACAATTTGGCTACTCGTGACCCAATCACTCATGAGACAGCCATTTCTGCCTCTTTCGGAGCAGGAATACTTTCTACTCTGTTCCTGACTTCAAATTTCAATAGTTTCGGCATTTCAGGTTCAGGCATTGAGCAATCGGCGGCTGATGGATTTTCTGCAATGATAACAGGCGATTTCACTGGGGTTGGTTTGAGTGACGCAACCGCAGGAATCTTATCTTTTGCAAATGGCGGTGCTCAATCCATTGGATTATTTGACGCTGTAAGTGGGATTACAAGTATTCAATTCCAAGACGCAACAAATACAGGTGCCCTTGTCCGTCTCAATAATTCAATGGGATTGCTTTCATGGTCTGATGGCGGAGGAAATGAAAATGGAATCCAGACAAGCTCAAACGGAGTGAAAATCTCCCATAATAATTCAAATGTGGGTATTTTCCCGACTGCTGACGGAACTAACGGTCAAGTCATGACCACTGACGGAGCGGGAAATTGGACGTTCCAAAATGGAGGTGGAAGCATTTCTGGTTCAGGTGTTGCAAACGAAGTAACGTATTGGACTGGAACTTCAACTGTTGCAGGAAATTCAAATTTTACTTGGAACAATGGAACGCAGACATTTCATGCGGGCGGTTCAAACTATTCAATTGAAGTGAATGGTTCGTCAGGAACTTTAATCACAAGTCCGACAAGCAATTCAAACGCTCTTACTGTAACAACTGGAGCATTTGGCAAAGCACTTCAAATCAATACGGCAGGGGGAATGGGAAACATCTTCACTGCGGGTGATACAACTGGAATTAACAACAAGACCATTTTCACTGTCAATGATGGAATACAAACAATCGTAGCAGATACCAATTTTGGATTTTATATCCGAAATGGTGCGGGAACGACAAGGATTGCTGAAATGCGCCCGAATGTCACAAATCCTGAATTGTACTTTGGAGATTTGGCTGGTGTTGGTAATGGAAATGTCTTCAAAATCAGCGATTTTGCAGGTGCAATTTATGCGACTGTGGCTATTGATTTCTATGTTCAAGACACTACAGTTACTCCAGTAAAATGGTTTGATGTTCAAGTAAACAATCATAAAACAATTATCGGTGACAGTGCTGGTGCATTCAACAACACTCAGGCTATCTTTGACGATACTGTCGGACGTACGACTCTGCAAGGCATTCGTGGTCTCACGGTTCAGGACACGTCAGCTAACCAGTTCTTGTCCATAAATCCGTTCGGACACCTCTATGAAATCGGAGATTTGGGAAATTCAAATCATGGAACTCGTGCGATGGTCAATGACGCAACGCAACAGATTACTCTCAAAGGAGGTCTCATTCTTCCCAATACGATTCACACAAATGCAAATTACACGATTCTGCCTCCTGACCAGATTATAGAGGTGGATACTTTTACGTCAGGCGGTCCAGTCAGTATAGTTTTGCCGAATGTCAGCACGGCAAACGGTGAAATAATCATCATTAAAGATAGTGGAAATAATGCGTCTATTAACAATATCAACATCACTGCTTCATCAGGAGGAGTGGAGGTGAATAAAATCTCCACGAACGGAAAAACATTAGTATTCTATGCCGACAATACTACTATTACATGGCGAGTAGTTTCAAGTTTTGAGCCTTCCGTGTCTCCCGCATTCTCCTCAAATGATTTGATAGGACAAACTTCCGCAGTTGCAAATGTTCTGACGGTTACTTCTCCGAATGATGGGAATGCGCACACTTATTCCGTAGGCTCATATCTCAATATAACGGCAGTCAGTCTTGACGTAGTAAAAATTTCAGTTTCATATACCGATGAAAATGGAACAGGACAAACCGAAGATTTCTTCCCTGCGGGTCTCACTTCTGCACTTGTTTCAACGATTGGGAATTTCCCAATGCAGAGCATGACTATTCGAGTGAATCCAAACACTGCTATTACTATTAAAACAATTCTCACTACGGGTATTGGGTCAATTACCTACGATGTGGGAGGATGGATTCAGCAAGTAAATTAGACGAGAAATATATATGCAAAAAGACGAAATGGAAACAAGAATAGATGACAAAATAGGGATGAATATGTTCATCGCAACCATGACTTTATCCTTTGGGATAATGGGATACTTATTTTTCCAAATCAATGTTGTTCAAGGAAACGTATCTACCTCGATTGCCTCCCAGAATAGTATCAATGTTCAGCTCGCCCAGATTCAAACCGATGTCAGTTGGATTAAAAGTAAAATAGCCCAGTAAAAATATATGAGCAACGCAAAATTCGACCAAAATAATTACCGCACAATGATAGGAGTCCTCGATGACGGCTCTGGAAATTTCGGATTGGTCACTCTGAATCCCGTGCTCAAGCGAGTGCTTGTTTCAGCAGTGGTCACTTCTATGAATACGGGAATTGGAAATACGATTCCGGGCGGCACAGAAGGGTCGGTTTTGTTTCTAGGTCCCGGCTCTACGCTCGCTCAAAATAATGCCGATTTCTTCTGGGATAACACAAATGACCGCCTTGGACTCGGCACGAATACTCCGACTGCGACACTTCATGTCGATGGCACATTTCGTCTGGTAGATGGTACTCAAGCACTTGGATATGTTCTGACTTCGGATGCGAATGGAAACGCTCATTGGGCTCCGCCGGGAACAGGAAGTTCTGGATATGACCTCATCCAAAATCAGGGGGTATCGGTTCCACAAGAGACAACAATAAATCTGACTAGTCTTCTTATTGCTTCGGATGTGGGAGGAAAAACACAGCTCGACATCAACGTGACCAATTTGGCAAACGATTCGACGTTTATCACGGCAATCGCTTCTTCGCTTGTTGCAGATACGACATTCCTTTCAAATCTTGCGAATAGCACGACTTTTGTAAATGACCTGATTTCAAACACTACTTTTACGACGAATCTGGCGAACAATTCTAACTTCATTACAACGCTTGCAAATAACAGCACGTTCATCACCGACCTTACATCCAATTCTTCCTTCATAAGCAGTATCACGAATATCGTCAATACAAATCCTTCCATTTCGATTGACTTGACTTCTCAAGTCACGGGAATTCTTCCTGTCGCAAATGGAGGTACAGGTGATGGTTCATTCACTGCATATGCTCCTATTTTCGGAGGAACATCATCAACCAGTCCTCTTCAAAGCGGAGGTGTTGGAACGGCAGGACAGGTTCTCACTTCAAACGGACCCGGAGCGATTGCGACATTCCAAAATACTTCGACAGGAGGTGGTGGAGCAGGAATCTATGGAGATGGTTCGGATGGAAATGTGAATATCACTTCTGGTTCATTCTCGAGTGGTCCTATCACTTCAAACTCTCTTACACGAGACGCATATTTCGACAATCTGACTCTTTCGGGAGGAAACTTGAATACGAATGGATACAGACTTTATATTTCTGGAACTCTCACTCGCTCGAGCGGAAGTTGGGTCATATTCAATAATGGAGGAGTAGGAGGCGCAGGAACGGCAGGAGGAGACTCTAATCCCCTCGGTCAAGGAACTACGGGAGGAAATGGCGCAGGAGGTACGGCAGGAAGTGCCGCTCCCGGCGTAACAGTTCCGGGAGGATTAGCAGGAAAAGTGGGAGTTTCTGGAGGTGGCGGTGGAACTCAATCGGGCGGAGGAGTTCCTGCTCATAATGGAAATACTGGAACAGTAGGAACAAACACTACAAACTCTGTTGGAGCAAACGGAGCTTCAACTGGTACAGGAGGAACAGGAAGTGTTGGAGCTCAAACATCAGGCAATGTTGTCGGTACAGGTGGAGTGGGAGGAACGACAGGAGTTGCAACAGCCGCGAATACTCTTCCTCGAGAAATCGGAAAAATTATGGATGAAGCGGATTTCGTTTCTGGAACTTATACCGCATATGAAGGCTCGGCAAGTTCTGGTTCAGGAGGCTCGGGTGGAGGAGGAACAGGAGACCAAGACGGAACAATGTTCGGAGTGACAGGAGGTCAAGGAGGAGGTTCAGGAGGCTCGGGTGGTACTGGTGGGTTCTGTTTGATATTCGCATCAGCAGTCGTAGATAATGGAACTGGAAATCTCGTTGAAGCTCTTGGAGGAAACGGAGGAGCCGGTGGCAGAGGAGGAAATGCGGCACAGCAAAATGGTCAAACAGCCGCTTTCTTTTCTGGATATGGCGGTGGAGGTTCAGGCGGTCCCGGAGGCTCGGGTGGAGTCGCGATTCTTGTCACAGGTTCTATATCAGGAACAGGAAGTGCGACAGTAAGTGCCGCAGGAGGAACCGGAGGAGCAAAAGGAAATCGAGGAGCTGTTGCAGGAAATGGATTGGATAATGGCTCTGATGGCGCAGTTGGTGCGAATGGAAATACAGGGTTCGCTCTTCAATTCGTAGTATAAAAATATGACCCAAATAAATCCCAAGCAAAATCAAATTACGATAGAAGGGTTTCAGGCAGGAATCGCCTCAAGCCCTGATTTGGGATTTGCGGATATGAGAAATTTGGATGTCTGGGCGGCTCCCGGATATGCTCGTCTCTACCCGACGACAGTTCCTATGGTGTATCCAGTGAGCATGGGAACGATAACGCTCATCATCGAGTCAAATATCATTGACCCGAATACTGGTCTCCCTGCGGCTGTATATGCTCTCGATAGCAATGGAGCGGTATGGTTTAAAGATAACTCAACATTCACACAAATTTCTGGAAATGACCTTACTAATGCTCACGGAGAAGGAGGATTTGCTTGGAAAAACTATCTCTTTGTCATCGCCGCAGACCATGTTGACGCATATGGACCCCTCAATGGAGTCGCATCTTGGCACAACAATTTCATCTCTTCGGGAGGAAGCTATAATCCGATTGACGTTCCAATGCCTTCAATCGTTTCCCAAGATACCGATGTTGCATACTGGGGATGGAAAGATAGCGGAGAACGTCCGTGGGTCGCAGGATTATTTGAAGTCGCAGGACAAACTTTTGACCCGACGAATAGCGCAACATATAGTTTTGTACCTCAACAATTACAAATCCGAACAGGAAACCAAATCACCTGTTTTGCTGAACTCAACACGAATCTATATATCGGTACGATAGGCTATGAAATCTATCCTTGGGACAAGGTTTCTCCTTTAGCCGATATTCCGATTTATTCTTTGGAACCATATGTAAGAACGATGACTCGTGCCAACAACGTCATCTACTTCGGTGCAGGATTTCGAGGAAATATCTACCAGACAAATGGCTCGTTTGTGAGTTTGCTCAAGCGCTTCCCAGTATATTTCTACGAAGGAGCGAACGCAGGGGAAAACTCTTTCCAAAACCAAATCACTATAAATACTCTTCGAGTCACTCGCATTTTCTACAACAAGGGACGCATCGTTTTCTCTCTTGAAGCTCCGAACTTTTCAGGAATCTACGCAATCAATATCGAAGAGAGCGCATATACCGCTTACACTACGAACGACTATCCTATGGTGTGCATCGCCAAGCCTTCAATCGGTTACGGCACGGGAGTCAATACAGTTTTGATTCCTGATTTCTGGATGCACGGATACGATTATTATTGGTATGGACTTTATGATGATGTGAATTCAGTACCAAGTGCGGATGAAGTCGGAACGCATTTTCGTAGCAATTACGAAGGATATTTCATCACACAGCAGATTTTCGTTGGAAATCAACGTGATTTGGCTACTTATTCACAGGTAGAATTCAATCTCACAAAAGCGCTGACATTCGGTCAAGGAGTGAAAATATTTTGGAGAAATGATTTGGCGGCTTCATTTACTCAAATGGCTTCTGGTCTCTATCCAACAGGGTTCGATTATGCAACTTTGGGAGGAGTGAATGGATTTACGGCTTCGGCAAGTATTGAAACAACGTCTTTCATTCAAGTGATGGTTCAACTAACAGCGAATCCTCTAGTTATCATAAGCTCTCCAGATGTGCCAGAGCTCAAGAACGTAATTTTATATCAATAATATGGAAACTTTAAAGGCAATCGTCATAAAACTGCAAAATCTCTTCGAGCAACATGCCCATACTGGGAGCGATTCAAAAATGCTCGACCCTAAAAAGTCTCTTTTGGGATTTCCAGTTCTTTCAGTGCCTCCATCTGGACTCTCAAAGCAGGGAAATTTTGCTTTTTATCAAAATCCTGCTGACCCTTCGTATGTGGGCATATATTTTTTCAATAATAACGCTTGGCAATTCATCAACGGACGGCCTCTTTTCTCTGGAAATGCAAATATGGTGGGAGGAACAGTTACAGTTTCTACGCCAGAGATAGGGGCGAACGATGTCGTTCTTCTTACTTCTCAAGACGCAGGCGTAATAGGAGTTCTTTCAGTCCCCACCAGAGTTGTAGGAACGTCTTTCGATATTACAAGCCAAAATCCCACTGATGCAGGAGTCGTCGGATGGGTTATAATTAAGATATAAGCCATGAAATCAACGACAACACTTAAAAAAGAATGGCAGGATTTGACAAGCGTATTCACTCCGGCAAATGCGGATTTTGGTCTTAGCAAGATGAACGATTTACAGAGGTATCTTGTCCAAAAATACTACCAAAATGAACGTGTATTCACGACTGCGACCATAGCAGGCCAAAAGACATATCCAGTTCCTCCAAACTATTTGCTCATGCGAACTGTCACGCTTCAAGTGGGTTCGATTACATGGCCACTCGTTGAAGTTAAAAGCCGTGAGCGTTGGGATTGGCTCAATATCATTCAGTATACGTCAGATGTGCCTCAATTTTTCTATATCGAAAATGGCCAATTAAGCATCTATCCGACTCCGGCATCGAATGGAAATACAATTTCACAAAACTATAAAATTCGCCTAGTAGATTTGAGCCAAGATGACTATACAACTGGAACAGTTAGCGCAACAAATGGCTCTACTTCAATAGTGGGTTCGGGTACGACTTGGAATTATAATATGGTGAATCGGTGGATACGGATTCCTATGACTTCGGGAGGAGGAGGAGATAATAACTGGTATCAGATAGCGGCCGTCATCGACCCAACGCATATCACTCTATACAACACATATCTGGGAGTCAGCGTATCGGGACAGAACTATGCAATCGGTGAAATGCCGATTCTACAGGAAGACTTCCACGATATGCTTCTGTACGGAGCCGCAATGGTCTACTATTCATCGAAACTGATTGACGACAAACGTTTTGAGCAATTCGAGAGACTGTATGACGTGAAACTCGGCCAACTCAATGCTTTTGCAAGCGAAAAAACTTCAAATGTCGATTTGTTTGAAGACCAAATCGTGATGATTAACCCGAACAACTTCCTCACTTACTAATAATTTTATCAAATCCATATGAATCCAATTCAACTAATAAGAAATCTTCTAACTGGAGGCGGTGGAAATCAAAATCAATCGGGAAACGCAGGAAAGCCTGCGACGACTACTCCCCCAGTTCAAAATCCTCCCCAGAATCAGGGAGGAGGAGCGGGATTTCTTTCAAGTATCTACAATGGAAACGGGATTCAGCCGAATACTACATTTCAAAATCCCCGAGGAATTGATTTTAGTGGTATAAGTGCCACTCCGCTCAATCAGCCGACGATAGGATATAAAACAACCAAACCTTTCATTGGCGCTCCGGCTGTTCAAACTCCGTATACTATTCCTGCCCTTTTGCCAAACTTGAGCGAATCAGATGCAAATTCCACAATAGGAAAGTATTACGGAAGTCCTGCAAAGCCGACTGTTGCGAACGCAGGAAGCGGAAATTCGAGTCCTACTTCCGCAGGAGGTACTATCGACACTTCGGGAGGTTCTGTGACTGGCGGTTCGGGAGGAACGACAACTACTCCGACTCCTCCATCAAATCCATATCTTGATGCTATCAATCAATACAAAACCGACCAAGCGAGCTATCTGAATTTCTTGAATGATAGGTCAAAAGCGATAAATGCAATGGCAACTGGGACGACAATTCCGGAATCTACTTTCATCGGACGTTCGGGAGCGATTGAAGCAAATACGGCAATACAAGAACAAAATCTCTTGAATAAAGTGCAGACTGACCAAGCAATCATTCCTTCGCTTGCCCCTGTTCAAGTTGCTCCCGGCTCCTCTCTGGTGTCTCCTGTGACTGGTACTGACATCACAGGCGGAGCAGGAGCGGTTCGCGGAGCGGCGTATTCAAATCTTCCTTCGTATTACAATGACTACACAACCGCACAGACAACGCTTCAAAATATCAGCGACAATACGGCTCTCTTGAATACTGTTCTCGGAAAAGTGAATGGTTCGGATGCTACTCCAATCAACCAACTCTTGAATCAATCAAGTACACTCTTGAGTGGAGCTGACTATGCAAAATTCAATGCTCTTCTTCCGAATATCATTTCCCAATATGCTTCATATCTCGGTTCCACGAAAGGCTTGAGCCCGACTGATGCTTTCTCCACGGCTTCAAAAGAAATCAATGCGAATATGTCGGCAGGAACATTGAAGTCGGTTCTTGCTACTCTCCAATCAGAAGCTACGAACACGCTCAATGCGAATAAGCAGAAATATGAAGACGCTCTCTCTGCTTCGCAAAGTGGAAATACTTCCGCTCAAGCAGGACAGGGCTCGGGAGGCGGTTCGAGCGGAAGCTCTGGAAACGGAGCGGTTCCTAATCCTTGGCATTAAAAAATAAAAATATATGGACCAAAACGGAATTGCGCCAACATCAATAGTGGGACAGGGAATCGGAGCTATCCGTAGTCTATTCGGAGGTGGCAATTCGCCTACTCCACCGCAGGCTTCGGATGTAACGCCGACCCAGACAAACCAAGATTCTTCTCAAGTTCAAGTTGACCCAACTGCGCTTGCTTTGTCTCGCTCGATTCGTGCAGTCGAAGGAGGCGACTATAACAATACAAGCGCCGATGCAGGAACATCCGCAGGCGCTTATTCGTGGAACAATGGTCATCAGCCTCTCGCTAAAGGACAGATTCCATTGAACTTTCAGACAATGGCCTCGGAAAATGGTCTTGACCCTACCGACTTTTCACCAACGAATCAGGACCACGTTGCCTATGCTCAAATAAAAAAGGATTTGGATAGCGGACTCACGCAAAGCCAAGTCGCCGCAAAATGGAATAGCGGACTGACGAAAAACTGGGAAAATCATGTCGGTGATGTTGTCATCAATGGTCAGACTGTTCATTATGATGTTCCTGCCTATGTCGCAAAGGTTCAGGCCGAATACATGAAGCAAATTCAGTCGGGAGATTTTTCAGGCTCGGGAACGGATTCAGGTTCTTCCGACCAAGCGCCAGAAAGCATCGGGCAAAAGGCGGTAGATGTCGTGAAAGGAGTCGGGAATTTCCTCTTCCCTAT